AGTGGGCTATAATTTACACAATTTTCAAGTATGTACGGACTCATTTCTCTCATCTCCAAACCCGTCCGTTCCGTTTATCAATCAGAATAATCCGACCTTCGATCTCAAAGCCAGCCAACTCGCACAAGTAAAACAGTGTATGCAGCAGTCTATGAAATCTTTCGTCTTCTTCACGATCAATATTCTTGAGGGCTTCGTAAGCGGTCGGGTCAGGATATCCTTCGGCATTTCGTCGAGGATTAGTAGTGTTCGCCATGATGCAGGTACTCCTTTCTTCTAAGTTTGTTTCAAGATCGCTACGCCGTCTTTCAAGCTTTCCGGAATATCAATGACTCGCTGATTACGGCTTCCTCTGAAGTCAAGCTCCAACGATTTTTCAGCCTGTACGAACGGGCCGTCAACAAGCACATCAATATGTTTCAGAAGCTCGATGCCTTGCCTGTACAAGTCTTCAAAAAGATAACCAGTGTAGCACCAAACGCTGAGTCCCATTTGATGAGCTTTTTCAGCGATCAGAGCACACTGGTAAATCTGACAGAACGGCTCGCCTCCGGAAATGGTGATGCCGTCTATCCAATTTTTTCTTTTTGAAATATCATCGAGTATATCTTCGATCGACACGAGTTTTCCGCCACCGAACGGGTGAGTTTGAGGATTATGACAGCCGGGGCAATGATGAGGACAACCCTGTGTAAATATCACATATCGGATGCCTTCTCCATCAACAATGGACTCCGATTCAATCCCCGAAATTCGAATCAACTTCATGCTTGACACGATCTCGCTCCTCCGCACGCTTAGCGTCATTCCACTTATCAAGAGTTCCGACCAAATATCCAGTAATACGGCGAATGCGTTCGAACGGAACTCCATCAGCCTCGCTCCGTCCGCAGCAGGGACAGGTGTCATTGATAATACCGTTATAACCGCAGACAGGATCTCGATCTACAGGATGGTTGATGCTTCCGTAACCGATGCCGGCTTCTTTCATGTGTCTTACAACTCGTTCGAAAGCTACAAGGTTTTTGGTCGGATCACCGCCCAGTTCTACATAGGAAATATGACCGGCATTAGTAAGAGCATGATACGGAGCTTCAATATCGATCTTCTTAAGAGCCGGGAGATGATAATAGACCGGAACATGAAAACTGTTAGTGTAGTAGTCACGATCGGTAACTCCCTTAATAATACCAAATTCTTTTCGGTCAGCTCTAAGTAAGCGTCCGGCTAAGCTTTCAGCAGGAGTAGCAAGACAGGTTACATTCATGCCAAACTGCTTGCTTTTCTCATCACAATAGTTCCGAATATATTTTACGATTTTTAAGCCAAGCTCCTGAGATGCTTCATCTTCACCATGATGATGACCTGTCAACGCTACAAGACACTCTGCAAGTCCGCAGAAACCGATAGATAGCGTTCCATGCTTCAAGACCTCTCCAACCGTGTCATCAGGAGAAAGCCCGTCAGAATCCATCCAGACGCCTTCTCCCATAAGGAATGGGAAGTTGCGAACTACTCTCGAAGCCTGAATTTTATACCGGTCGAGAAGCTGCTGCATCGTAGCGTCGAGCATTTTATCCAGTAGTTTGAAGAAAGTGAGATAGTCGCCTTTGGATTCAATGCCAAGTCGAGGCAGGTTGATAGAAGTGAAGCTTAGATTGCCTCTACCGGGAGCGATCTCACGAGACGAGTCATAAACATTGCCCATTACACGAGTACGGCAACCCATGTAAGCCACCTCCGTCTCAGGATGACCGGGTTTGTAATACTGGAGATTGAATGGAGCGTCAATGAAAGCAAAATTTGGGAACAGTCTCTTGGCACTTACCTTCATTGCCAGCTTAAACAAGTCATAGTTTGGATCGTCCGGATTATAGTTGACACCCTCTTTGACACGGAAAATCTGAATCGGGAAGATTGGTGTTTCGCCATGACCGAGTCCTGCTTCTGTAGCAAGCAGAAGCTGCTCAATAGCAAGACGACCTTCCCAAGATGTATCCGTGCCATAGTTAATAGAGCTGAATGGAACTTGAGCGCCGGCACGGGAATGCATGGTGTTCAGATTATGAATGAACCCCTCCATAGCCTGATAAGTATCGCGAGTAGTCTTTTCCATAGCATAGTTGAGAATCCATGCTTTATCTTTCAGATCGTTGAGGCGTTCACAAATCTCATAGCCTTCTTTCAGGTATTTCTGATAGGTGCAACGGACGCCCTCGGCCATAGCATAATCGAAGTCCACGACACTCTGTCCGCCATGCTGGTCATTTTGATTCGACTGAATGGCAATAGCAGCCAGAGCAGCATACGAACCGATGCTTTTTGGTGCTCTCAGATGACCGTGTCCGGTATTGAATCCATTCTTGAAGAGCTTGCGAAGCTCAATCTGCGTGCAGGTCGTCGTCCATGCATAGAAGTCAAGATCGTGTATATGAATCCATCCATCGCGGTGAAGTTCTGCAATTGCAGGTTTAATCAAATACTCCAGATTGTACTCCTTGGCGGTATTGGCACCATATTGCAGCATAGCCCCCATAGGGGAGTCACCGTTGATGTTGGCGTTATCTCGTTTCAAGTCGCTGTCCTTTGCTTGAAGAACGGTAATACTATCAAAAATAGCTTTTACCTTTTCTCCGAATCGTTCATTCATAGAAAACCCTCCTTAAATATCATCCTGATTGCGATGCAGACTGTGTTCAGCGTCGAAACCATCCGGATACCTGGCTTTCAGTTTATCCACATTCATCTGCATGATGGTTTCAAGGTCATACCCAATAGCGTTTGCACTTACAGCGAGATACCAAGCCACATCTCCAAGCTCTTTAGCCATATGTGCAGTGTCCAGTTCGTGCCCCTGAAACAGATGCTTTTTCAAAATATCAATTGCTTCGCCGGCTTCTCCGTTCAGTCCCATTAAGCCATTGAGCAGAAGTTTCTCAGGCGGTAAATCTCCTGGGGCTGTGCGAAGAGCTGCCTGCTGATAATCGTTCGGTGTCATATTTTTTCCTCCTGTGATTACGATTTACCAGTGCAATAGCCTGGTTTATTTGAATATCAAGCTGACGTTGTTCTTTTGCTTCCCGCAGACGGTCACGAACAGCCTGAATATCCGCTTTTGTCGCTTCTCTGGCAAGCATGTTTTTCTCCTTTACACAAAAAATAAGAGCCAAGGTTTAACCTCAGCTCTTACATGACTTGTTAATTTTTAGATTTGTGGTATTTCCAGGCTTCACAAACCGTTCCCTTGCATTTCGGATAATCGGGGCGTCCGCATTTGTTGCAGATAAGCTCTTTCCGTCCGAGATCTGGAATATCTTCCTCAAATTCTCTGATAACAGTTGTCCATGTGCCGTCTTTTCTTCGAACCGGACAGGACATTCTGGATTTGACTTTCATCGGCATCGCCTCCTTATAGTATGTTACCACAAATATAACAAAAGTAAAAGGGCTTGTTACGGCCCCTTTACCCTTGAAACCGAGTAACTTACGAAATCATGATCTTGTAGCGTTCGTTCAGCTCTTCGAACACTTCCTGATCTGCTGCAATGCTGATGTGAAACTCAATCTTGCCCTTTTCGTTCAACACGGTTTGGACAGCAGGTTGAAGTTTTTCAGCAAACAGCATTCTCAAACAAGTGCCGAGTTGCCGATCATTAACTGCCAGAAAATAATTCATTGTGTGTTACCTCCTTTCATAATAGGGGGTGTATTTTTCGTGCAGGAAACCGTTTATTAGAGTTTCTCCGTCTCGATAAGGTGCTCACATTCATGTGGGTTTTCATCCGAGCAGACTTTATATTTATCCCAGTATCTCGGGCATTCATGTTCCTTTGCGTTTTTACTGCACATCGTCCATAGTGGACACAGCTCTCCGTAATAAGGAAGCTGATTTACTACGAATTTCATCATCTTTCATCCTTTCTTTTCGCCAGTAATCAGCTCAGAATAAGGCAGGCTCTCAATCCAGTCACAGAACGTATGCCACTCGTCGAGCTTGTGGTTCCGACGGGACTTATAGATGTTCGCCAGGACCTCATAGTTCAGCATGACCGTTCGCTTCTGGTTGTAAGAGCTCGGTAGGAGCTGGATCATCTGCCACCAATCCTGCTTATCCTTGGTTTCAAGGTAGCTTTCGCGATATGCGTTTAGCATCTCAATCGTGCATCTAAGAATATCAAGAGGCGTCATCCATACCTTGTGTGGCGAAGTGATATCTTCATCGACGGTTGCACTCTCAATCCAGTCACGGTGATAGGGTTCGCAATTCAGATGCTCATAGCTGAAGTCGTCCAGTGTGAATTCCTTATCCGCGATTTTGTGCATCGTAGAGCAGGAGTTGGCGACCGTACCAATCTTATAAGTATCAAACTCTTTCCACCAGTATAGCGGCGCAGTGATGTCGAGATAGACAGTAATCATCCGCATGAACTTACGGTGATCGGTGCCGGCATTGCGAAGACGAGACATAAGGTCGAAATCGTTGGGACCAAGACGATAATTTTCGGGTTTTATAACATCACCGAATTTATCCCCGATCGCATCGCAATAACCACTATCACTCTTCTCCCAAGAGTTCTTAGGGTTCCTCATGCCACGAATGGCGTGTTCCCAGCCCATAACCTCGGTGTTTTCAATTTTCAGCATTTTCTACCTCCGTAAGCTTCGTCCGAATCATTTCCAGAATTTCTTCTACAATCGAACGAGTGTTATTGTGTAACTTAATATAGGATTCATGGTCTTTATACCAAGCAAACATTTCGGAAAGATCGCCTTTAATCCAACTGAATGCCCACCAGTCACAGATCATCTCGATAATGTACGGGTACGGCATTTCGATAAGGATAGTTCCTTCTTTAGGTTCATCGTTAATTAAGACCCAATGCTGCCAATGATGGGGATTTCGGTGGATATGCATAAGCCATGCCCGGTTAAACGCCTCGATGATTGCTGGGGTTTGCTCCCCATAGAAATAGTTGTCATAAGGCGTGTACTCATCTGGCGTATTCTTCGACATATCATGGAACTCAATATTTCGAGTCGCCTCCACATCTGTCAGTTCAGGAATATACGCAGCAATCCACTGATAAGCCTTTTTTACAGCTTGCCTGTGTTTTTCCAGATATTCATCATATTTTTGAGACATTGGATTCTCCTTTCTGATAGATAACCCGATCGCAAGCAACTTTGTTTACCACGCTGGTTGTGTAGTCGATTGTAGGTACCTCATGCTGCTCGAAATGGATTACTATGGAAAAATCAGTGATTAAATCATTTTCGGGATGCACCATCGATTCAGCTCGGTTGATAAGTTCTTGACCTGCGTCTTTTATTTGCTGAACAAGAGCATTACGATACCCATTAGCCATTTTTTTCGATCTCCTTTCTCAATTTATGAGCCATAGCCACCTGTTCCTCAAGCCTCGGCATATGAGAGCAGGGGGTAATAGAGACCACAAAATAGACAAGTAACACCTCTCGTAAGAGTAAAGCATCGATTGCATAAAACCCGACAACTTTCTTTAAGTGAATCGTTTTCATTTTCGAGTTTTGAAAGCTTTTCATGGTATTCAGTCTGAAGGTCTGACAACTGTCTTTTCAGTTGTGCATTCTCTTCGGTAGCATCTGACGAAAGTGCCTTTCTGAACTCCTCAAGATTCATGTTTCTTTTTCTCCTTTCAGAAATATCACTCTTGATCGAGCCGTGCCTGTTTAAGGATGCGACCAATTTCGTAAACGGATTTTGCCTGTGCAATTTTTCTCTTAACTTCTTCGCTATAGCAAAGTTCCGTCGCAATATCAATCGCATCCTTTTTCTCGGCATCAAGAATTGTTTTTGCTTTCATAGTTCATCGGTTTGTGGGAATTTGTATTGCTGGGTTCTGCGAGACAGTCATTGCACGGGTCTTTGGACTCTTCAAGACCATGGTACTTGCAAGATTTACAATACTGGTCAAAATAGACTTCCTTTTCTTCATTCATCTGCAAAACCTCCTTACAAAATCCACAGAATGCACTTCACAGTTAAAGCAATGACGATGGCAGAAACACAAAGACAAGCTACCAGCGCGATAGCCTGCCCGATTTTATAAGCGACAGTATTCATTCTGTCTGAATTGTTGGTATTGTTATGCATATTCAGCCTCCAAACTGAAGTCCGAGATGAGAATATAAATCTTTATAAAGGATCTTCTCCAACTCGTCCTTATACATTGTTACTACTTTGCCGTCTACTACACGGCTTACGGTTTCTCTCAAAATGGGAGCTGCTATATCAGCAGTAACCGGGGCTTTGGCATCTGCCATAATCGGTTCTGGTAAATATCCTAATGCTTCCATTTTCTTGTGCTCACAGGTCTCGACAAAAGGACATTCACGGCATTGCTTCGTCAGTCTTGCCAACGCCATCGTCCGTCACCTTCTTTCTCAGGTATCGCTCAATGTTTTTGCACCGATTTCGATTTGAGCATCGTATGACCGTGTCGGATATGACGATCTCTTCACTCATTCCGTATGCTTTTTGCGGTCGTTGAACATCTGGGTCGAAGTCCATGCAAGCAGAGCAATACTCCGCGACATCAATTGTTATCATCTTTTCTCCTTTCTCAGGCAGCTTTGGGTTTATAGCTGCCGACATACTTG